GAAAACCTAATTGATTACCAGAAGCATCTCTTCCATTTTCTTCAAGTGTCATAAAACTATATTCACTTGCATTGTTAAAGTTAAATAAATACAAAATTTGATTAGTTACTTCCCCTGTATTAGTACCTTGTGAAGAACCTTGAAATTGTGTTTGACCTATTGAATGAAAATTAAAAAAATTAGGATTTGCTAAAAATTTTCCTGCTAAATCATAATTAGCTGAACTATCAGCAGTCCCAGTTACAGTAACTCTAATTCTAAGGTTAGTATTATCTGTTACTGGCTGATAGTTTGAAACAACAACCATATAAACATCATCACTATCTATGCCTGTTAAGGTAACACTACCTACTGCACTTGTTACTGTTTCTGTTGCTACTTGTATTAATTGTCCTGCCATTAGCTATCTACTCTCAATCCATAAGTTCTTATTAACCCACTATTGTATGGTCTGCTACCATTTCCATCAATTAATTGAATACCTGTTATTGCAGTAGTTTGTTTATATACACCAATAGATTTCCAATTAGTTTCCCCACTACCACCAACATTTGAACTAGCATTTTGACCTAAAACAAATGTATAAGAACTGTTATATGGATTAAATATATATAAAGTAGTTCCTAAAGTATGTGGGGATTGTCCTGCATATCCACCAATCCACTCTATTTTTGATTGATTTGTATTTTTCTTTTCAGTAAATGCTTGATAGGAATACATTGTTAAAAGTGCATAATCATAACTTCCATCTACTAATACATTTCCTGCTGAATCAATAAATCTAACATTAATTGCAGTTGGTGTTGAACTTACTGTTGATATATCAGTAATAGTTATTTTATAAATATCAAAATCTAAATTGAATAAATTAGTTATATTAGTTGTACTTTGACTACCACTTATTTCAGTTTCATTAATTAATCTTAGGTTACTCATATCTGTTTTACTCCAAAAAGTTTTATGTTTGCTTGTGTTATGTTTGCAGTATTACCACTTCTAATTCTTATACCATCTACTAAACTTGCTTGTGGTAAAACAAAACCACCAAATCCATAACTTGCACCAAATCCACCACTTGCCATTTGAGTTATATGAAAAGTTGAAAAACTGTATTTGCTAGAATTGTTTAAATTGTAGAAATAAATATATCCATTAGTTAAAAAATTTGTTGTATTACCTGCTTGAATAGAAATAACAGGTGTTGCAGTTCCTGTGCTTTTTTGTTCTCCACTACTACCACTAGATGTTCCATATTGTTGTGCATATTGATACACACTTGCAGTTTCTAAAACTCCACTTTCATATAATTGAGAAGATAAATATTCATTACCACTTGCATCAGAAAATAACATATCATCAATTTGTATTTTATGAACATCATATTTGCTACCTTTGATAGAAGTAAAATCAACACTTGCTACTGCACTAGATACAGTTTGTTCTTCAATAAGTTCTAATGAGCCACCCCAACTACCATCTTTAGTAAGTTGTAATATTTCACTAGGTGTATATAAACCTGTATTCTTTTTTACATCATTTGGTTGCGTACCTAAGTAAGCCATAAATAGCCCCTTTAAGTTTGTCTAAGAAATGAAACTGTATAATCTGCACTAGAGCTAGCTGAACATAAACCTTGTAGTACGTCACCTGTTTCTAAAGTTATCTTTGTTGTAATCTCAATAGTCGTACCGAATGGTAAGGAGACATCATTTAAAATGTGCCTTAAACTTCCACCTGACTTTGTAACACTTAAATCTACTGTTACGTCTGCACTACTTCCACTTACATTAGATATTAAAATACCTATGACTGTTTCAGTTGTAGATGAAGGAACTGCGTCAACAATATCTCCTGCTGATGTTCCAAGTACACCTTGAACTGAATGTAATGTATCTGCCATTTTTTATCCTCTCTTAACTTAAAGCCAATACTAAACCTAATGATACACCTGCTGATACCAAGTTATTAATATCTGCAACTGTTGTTCTTTTAAGGTTATTACTATCGTCTGCGTCTCCAAATAAAATTATATCACTTCCTGCTACTGTTCCTGATGTTGCTTGAATAGGTGCTATTGAAAGAGTTGCAACGCCACTTGTTGTTCCACCTGACAAACCTGATGTTGAAGCAGTAACAATAGAAGTTATATCTCCTTCGCCAATGAAAGATTGCCAAGCACTTCCGTCATAAAATTGTAAAGTATTTGTGTCTTGTAAGAAACAAAACATACCTTCTTCTGCTGAACTAACTTGTGAATCTCTAGCAGACGAATCAGCAAAACGCATGATGACCTGTTCTTGTAGGTATGAATTAAAATCAGAAGCGTTTACTAAGTCTCCTGTTGTCCAAACTTTAAATCCTGCCATTTATAAATTCTCCTTTTTACTAAGCATAAACTAACCTAGTACCTTCTCCAAGTTTTGCTTGTCCTAATATCCAAGCCGAGCTTCCTGCGGGACTTAATGTTGCAGTCCAATCCCAACTCTGATTACTAGCGTTTACAGTATGCGTTATTGATTCTATCCAAAGTTCATCAGTAAAGCTACTACCGTCAACATTTACTATCTTAACAGATATTCTATCTCCGAACTCTCGTCCTAAAACTTGTTCCCAAAGAGAAGTATTATCTCTAGGGTTAACAGATAAGGTATCAATTCTTAGAATTGGTAATGAAGTCTCAGCAATCTTCTGCTCGATAATTGATAAAACATCAGAATCATTAATGTTAATTGTTGTCTTTGTACTTTCTTTAGGTCTATATCTAAGTACAGAATCAGCGTCAGCTTTGTATTGTGTAGTTCCACCACTTCTCTGCCACTCATAAATATTGATGATTTCGTTGTCATCAAAGGAAGTAGATACATTTGTATAAGGTAAGTTACTACCGTCATTACTAAATGTACCTTGAACATTAACTGCTTTTGTGTTTGAGAGCTTATAGTCTCTATTTCTAAACGTTGCTTTACCGTCTTTAGAAATAAAGAATTGTCCATTCTCTGCAACTTCACATTCTCTTAAACCACTAAGTACATTAGTTGTGACTGCTTGACTTATAACTTGTTTAGTACCTGTAAGGACATCACGTCTATTGCTAGGAAATCCAATGGAGTCTAATATTCTTGTAACTCTTAAAGAAGATAATTCCTGTTCATCTACATAGCTCAGTCTTGTCGAGTTACCAAGTTCTGAGAATCCTGCTTGTCCAAGTCTCCAACCAATACCGTCTAACTGTGCAGACTGAAATATCTTAAATGCGTCAGCACAAGTGAAGGTAACAATAGAGTCAGCACCTTCTGAGATAAATTTTACAGGAATAGATTGTAAAAAACCTTCATAGATAACATACGTTGTTGAATCATAAGTAGCAGACATACGCACTCTTTTAAGAGGTTGTATCTTTGTCCTTGCATTAGATGAGTCATAATAAGGACTAGAAGTATTGCTAGGGTTGAATCTATTGTCAGCGTTTGATACTGAGAAGCTCATTGTACCTGATACAAACTCTCCAATCTCATTTATCCTACCTCGTCTAGTTGTAAAAGCTCTAAGATAAGTTGTTATATCTGTATACGATTGTGACTCATCAAACGGCTCTGAGTCAAAAGCTACTTGTAAAGTCAAACTAACATTGGAGTCAAAATTAGCACTCATTAGGTAATTACTTTAATTCCTTTTTTCTCAGCTTCTCTAATAGCTTTTAAGACTGCAACTTGTACATCAGCTTCACTACCAAGTAATGCACCTGTGTTAACTGTTATAATTGTGTTATTAGCACTTGATGTTCCGACAAGTCCACTAGTTCCACCTAAGTCAAGTGATTCAGCACCTAAAGGCGTGAAAGATTTTCCATCTTTTTCAGGTAATGATTTCGCTTCTTCTTCTATTTCTTCTATAACATCATCAACGGCAGGTGGTGTTGTAGGTGGAGTAGCAGGTGGTGGAGTTCCACCATTAGTCAATCTTCTAGCGTCTGTAATCATTTTCATAAAACCTGTATATAGATTACTAAAAGTACCGAGACCAAGTTTCTCCATTTGTTCTATTGCAACTGTAAAAGATTGTAATGCTTTTTGGTCAGCAATAGCTTCGTCTAGTTCCATTTTAGCTAATGCTATTTCCATTAAGTTTTCAGGTGTCTTAGCAGTAGCTTCATTTAATTCTTTTTGTGCTTCTGCAAGTTCGCTTGTTGCTTTTTCTAGTTCTACTTCTGCCCTTGTAACATCTTCTAAGGCTCTATCAAGGTCTCTTTGTGCAGAAACTTCATCACTTGTTGCACCAGTACTAGCTAAAGTAATCTCTTTTAATTTTTTCTTAGCTAATTCGAGTTCTTTTTGTGTTAAAAGGCTTTTTTCTTCTTGTTCTTCTAATCGTTTAACTGCTTCTGATTGTCTTAATATAGCTATTTCTTCTTCTAAAGTAACTTTTTTAGATTCTATTTTTTGTTTTTGTAATTCATCTTCTGCTTTTTGTGCATTTGCAATAGCTTTTTCTAAATTCTTATCTGCTTTTATTTTTTTCTCAGCTTCTTTATTTCTTGCAGTTTCTAAATCAATCTCTCTTTGTTTGATATCATTAATTTTTTGTGTTGCACTTAATATTCTGCTTAGTATTGGAATAGCTTTACTTTGTCGTTCTTCGTTAAGTTTCTTTTCTTCATCTGAGAGTTCTTCAACTGTGTCAGCTAATTCTTTATTGTTATCAATCTGACGTTGTGATAATTCATCAAGACCGTGCATACCTTGTGCTAAATCTCTATTTATTTTATTTTGAAACTCTTGTTTTTCATTAGCTTCTGTGACTGCCCTAGCATATTCTTGATAAGTTTGTGCAGTTTTTTTATTCTGTTCTTCTATTTGTGCTTGTTTGGCTTCTACTCCAGTAAGACCGAAGCCATAAATTTCAAGTTTGTCTCCTGATTTCTCAAGTTCTCTGTTAGTTTGTTTAACTTGTTTAATAAAATCTGTAAATCCTTGAACACCTGCTGAGATTTCTTCTACTAGGTCTATAACAAAAGGTGTAACAGAAGCACCAATTTCTGACCCTAGCTCGCTAAATGATTGTCTCATTATGTCAGTCTTAGCGTTTAACGACCCCATTTGCTTATCAGCAACTTCTTCGGTCATTCCACCTGCGTCCTCTAAAGACTTTTGGTAATTCCTAATCTCGTTGCCTGCACCTGATAAGATTTTAACTGCGTCAGCTACACCACGATTCAAACCTAATTGGTCTAATGTACTTGCTTTAAGTTCATCAGACATTGGAGATAATACTGAGTCTAAGTTTTCTACTAAGTCAGCAACATTAAGTAAGTTGCCTTCCGAGTCAAACATTTGAAGATTAAGTTTTTTAAACTCCTCGCTATTTTTTGCAGTAGCTCTAGGAATATCTCTAAGTAACTGGTTTAACTTTTCGCCTGCTTCTGCACCTTTAACACCTCTATCGGCAAAAGCTGATAATACTGCTACACCTTCTTCAATACCCTTGTTAGCAACCTTGAGAGAAGCACCTGCTTTGTTTGTGAGAGCTTCTGAGAATTGTTGTACAGAAGCGTTAGCTAACGTGTTAGCTTTTACAAGAACGTCTGTAACTCTTGTTAAGTTTTCTAAGTTTTGTTGAGCGTCACTTACTGTTAGTCCTAATGCAGACTGAGAGTCAGTTGCTAAGTCAGTAGCAAGAGCCATATCGAACATACCTGCCTGAGCAAATTTTGCAACCTGTGGTAATGCACTAATAGATTGTTGTGCGTCTAAACCTGCTGACGCTAAAAAGAAATATGCTTCTGCTGATTGTTCAGCAGAAATTCTTGTTGTTCTTGATAGAGCCATAGCTTGAGACTCCATAGCTTGTTGTTCTTCAAGAGTTGTGTCCATGATTGCAAGAGACTGTGTCATCTTGTCGTTGAACTTTGCGTATTCTTGTACTGCCGAAGATAGTCCTTTGACTAAAGCAACACCAACGGCAATAGCTACTGTTCCTGCAACTTTACCAAACTTATCAAACTTCTCGCCTGACTTATCAGTCTTTTTGCCCAATGTGTTCATTTGAGCTTGAGCTTTTGTAAATCCTTGAAGGACGAGTTTTATTAGGATATTAGAACTACCCATTATCTTTGTTTCCTTTTCTTAGCTTCTGCTTCTGCCATAGCTCGTTGTTTGTTCCTCTCTTGTTGTTCTACATAGTAGTATGTAGCCCATTGAGAATACTCTAATGATGACATTTTAGTTCGCAATTCGCCAACTGTCATTCTTAGGTCACGAGCTAATCTGAATTGAAATGCTAAGTCAGGATTAGCTTTTGAAATCTTCGGCTAATGCCGACTCAATCTCGCTTCCTACACCGTTGAGTGTATTAAGTTCTGCAAATATTAAATCAATGACTGTTGCGTCTTTTTCATAGAGTTCATCTATTGCTTCGTCAGTTAACTTAGGCTCTACAACACTTGCTATTAGAAGTGCTTTTTGATAATCAAATGCGTCTGTTTGTTCGCCATTGATTAATCGACCTAATTCGATTTGCATTTTTTTAGATATGCCTTTTACCTTTATAGAGACATTCCATTGTGGAATATCAATAGTCTTGGTTGGCACATCAGGTAATGACTTGATGTCATCTAAGTTTAAAATTTTCGCCATACGTCTAGCTCTCCTTTTTACTTATTAATGTGTACCACGAGTGATTGCACCTGAAACTTGCATATCGGCAGAATATCCTACGACATCTCCTACGGGACTTGATATGGCATAAGAAGTCAAAATTGCTTCTCCAGTATATTTAACGTTGCCACCTGTTGTTCCTTCAGGACTATATTCAAAAGATAGAGTTGCTGATTGTCCAACAACTGCACCAAATATAGCGTCAGCAGTAGAATCCCAAAGACCTGACAATGAAATTGTAGAGTCTTTAAGACCTGCGATATATGTTTTATTATCTGCACCTAGTGTTGTGGTTTCAGATACATCTGATGTTTCAGGAAAATCAACATTGTTAACATAGCTTGAAATATCAGTTAATGACCCACCTGAGTTATCAAGTTTGAAAACTGAATCTTTACCGTGTACAAATGCCATATATTCTCCTTTTAATTATTTCTTCCAAATCCAACTATAACATTGAAACTTGGGCTTGTTCCACTAACAGTATAAACGACTTTTAAGTATCGATTTACTGTTGTGCCACTTGCGACTTCTTTAACTTCTGCACCTGCTGATGTTAAAGCAGTAAAAGTTACAAGGTCTGCATAGGTTGAGTTATCTGCTGAGTGTGTAATCTTAGCAGTCAACGTAGGCGTACTTGTTCCTGATACTGATGTTGCAATTATAAAAGCACCACCACCATTGGCAGTAGAGCTAGTATTATCTCTAGCAGTTCCGTTACCTGTTGCAGTAACAGTAGCATTTTCTAAAACACTTCCACTAAAAAAACCACTTGCTTGTAAGTCAAAAGTAACTGCAACAACATCTCCAACAGGACTTGAAATCCCATAGTTAGTTGTTACACCTTTGCCAAACATACAGTTATCTGTTGCGTCAACACCGTCAAGACCAATAAGTGCTACTTTATCATTTGTACCAACTAAGCCTTGTATTATTGCGTCAGCAGTAGCGTCAAAGAATCCTGAGAAGGAAACTGTTGCGTCTTTTTCTCCTGCAACGTATGTTTTGTTAGAGCTACCAAAAGTGGTTGTCTCTCCAACATCAACTGTTCTACTTGGGTCAGCAGAACTTAAATAAGAACTCAAATCATTTGAGTCTATATAAACCTTTGTGTCTTTACCGTGTATAAAAGCCATTTACTTTTTACCTGTCCTTCTTCTGTTACGCCTTCTGCTTGACGGCTTACTGCCACCATATCCGTGCCTTGACATATCTCTCCTTATCTTAGCCTTACTTTTTTAATTTCCAAGCCAAAGAAATCTCTGCTGAAACTTTGCGTGTTATTTTCCTACGCTCTTTTCTTGTATTTTTTTCAGCTATAAGTAAGAACGGAACTAAGGGAGTTCCTCTCTCGTTAATGGAGTTTACCACACTATAAGGGTTGACATCTGTTTTTCGACTAGCCCATTCTTCTATTGGTTGTAAAGGTGGATAATGTGGTTTAGTTCTCCAGTTAGCACCACCCCAGTTTTTTCTATTCTTCTTTGGTGGCAATCTATAACCATTAGGAAGTCTTTTAAAGTTACCGTGTACAAAAGCTGAATGTGGTGCAGTCGCTTCAATCTTTACAGAAGTAGGCAACCTTCCTCGCATAGCTACATTCTTTGCTTGTATAGATTTCTGTAACTTGCCAGTATCAACAGGCACAACTCTTTTTGCTTCTTCTACAATTACTTCTGAGTGTTCATTCATAAGATGACGCAATGGTATAAGAGTAAAACCTGCGTTTTGTAGTTTACGTTTTATCTGAGTCATTCCACTTATTTGGAAATTGTTTTTAGTTGCCATAAAGACATACTAACAATTATTTATGTTTGATTGAACACCTTTTTGAACAAGTAGCAAAAGAAAAATTGTCATAGTCTTTAACCATATATGGCAACCTATTATAATCTTTCAAAAATTTAAGAGTCTCTTTTGAATAAGGTGTTTTAGATTCTGTGTAATAAACTGTATAAACTGTGTGCCAATGAGTATAAACAGTATCTAATTCATTAAGTTTTTTATTACAAGTATCACATTCAGACCAACCGTCAAAATTATCTTCTCGAACAACTTTAGGAGTATTGTAATTTCTAGTCATATAAGTATGTGTGTAACGTTTTTTGTCATTTTTAATTGTTTCATTCATAAGTACATTATAATCATAGATTATGAAATAACACAATCAATTTACAAGAAATCCATAAAAAAAAGCTCAATGTTTATAGGCTTTTATTACTTATTTAAAAATAATTATAGAATTGTGCCACTTAGAGTGACTTTTTTGTGTCCTTTAAGTATGGTTTGGACATCAGGGTCAAGACGTGAAAAGAGTTCACTAACGCCTGTGTTGACATCTCCGTATGTATTGAAGGGAGTATCTTTTCTCTTAAAGTATCTAAGAGCTTGAATCAATGTAGCAGTTTTAATATCTTGTGGTATTGCTGAGTAACCCCACTTTGCAGTAATCTGTACATTGTTTTTAATTGTTGGGTCGAATCTCTCTGAGCTTCTTGTATCAAGAATTGTAATTTTGTTGTATGGCTCGTAGTAAGTTATGCCACCAGTAATTTGTATGATTCTTGGATTGGTTGGCTCTACAATAAAATCTGTGTTGATAGTTAGAGTAGTTTCGTAAGTACCGTCATCATTATCATCTAGCTTTACAACAAGACCTGTGGTTGTACTTATATCAGGCGTGTCAAGATAAACACTCGACTTTGGAGTAAATACTTTAGCATTAACAGAATCATCTTGGTAAAACTTACGTCCACAGATTGTGTCTATTAATCTGCTAGCAGAATCAATAGCAGTATCTATATTGTTGTCCTGAGCCGTACCTGATAAACCAATGTATGCTTTTAAATCAGTTTTATCTACATACTGTGCATGAGCCATTAAGACCTACTTAGATTTATTTTCTTTAGGTGCTTTTGCTTTTGTGGTAACAAACTTAAGAGCTTTATAATCTGCGTCATTCATCTCTTGACCTGCACGACCCATTAGTTTACCTTTATTCCAACCTTTAGGAAGTCCGTCATTTGATTCAACACATTCGCCTTTTTCGTTACACCAAATATCTTTTTTTAATATCATATTTTCCTTCTTGCTCAATGTCCCACCCTCATAAGATGAATGGGACATCAAAGCCATTTTATCTAATTTCTTAGAAGTTTGTGATTGTACAGAACGCAGTAGCTCTATAAATAGGCATACCGAGTCTAACTGTTGCCTTCATAACGACAATGTCTTTTACGAAGTTCTCATCATGTGAATCAGACATAGCAACTTCCATACCTTGTCTTGCGACAATGTGGATAGCTTGTCCACCACCAAATACACCAACGATAACTGTACCTGCACCTGCTTCTGTTGATAATACAACAGGAAGTCCCCAAAGGGTAGGTGCAACTCCACCACCGAATTGTCCTGCACCAACAAATAGAGGGTTTAAGCTACCACTTGTTGTAACTGCATTGACTTCGGTAACTAGTTGATACCAGTCGGAAGGGTGCATTATGATTGCGTCAGGTGTTAAGAAGCTATCTTTCTGAATTTCAGTAATTGCTTCATAAACTTGACCAATTCTTTTAAGGTTTCCTGTGAAACTTGAGAAATCAAAAGTGTTGATTCCTGCTTTGTTCAAGATACCAGTTAGGTTAGCACCTGTGCCTGCCCCACTGACCATTTGGTCTGAGACGGCTAGTCTAACCATTGTTTGTAATCTTGAATCAAGATAACCTTGTACTGCTGAAACGTCAGCTAACAATTCTTCTGTTACAGGAAGGAAAGCACCAATTTTTCTGATGTTCTCTGTTCTTTCTGTAAAAGCTAATGCGTTTTCGCCTAAAGCTGAGCCTTCGGCAGTTGCAGTAGCATTGTTAGTGAATGTTGTTTCTTCCAAATACTTGTATTGATAGTTATCAGTTGTGATTGTATCAATAAGGTCAGGTATTTGTAATGGGTCAAGTGTAGCAGTAGGTACTACTAAGTCTGACCTTGTGACAGCAGGTGGGTAACCTGTTTCTGTTAAAGTAGTTTTTAATTCTACTTGTGGATTCCACTTAAGTTCGGAGTTAATGTTCTTTTGTCCATTTTCCATAAAACTTTTGTAAGCATTAGAGTCCATAAATTGACCACCAAGAGATTTTCTTACTTCTTTTGGCTCGTCATTGTGGATTGGCATTGATTTAACTTCTTTGCCTTTTACTAATGCGTCCTCAAGTCTTGCTTCTTGAACTTCAAGAGCGTTTAACTCGTTTACTTTTTCATTAAGTTTTTCAATCTCGATATTTCTATCTTCGATAGCTTGTTTTTTCTCAACTGAAATTTCTGAGCCACTTTCAAAAGTGTCTTTCATTTCTTTGATAGCACCAAACTGTGTTTCTCTTAATGCGTGGAGTTCCTGATTGAGTTCTGTTAATTTACTCATTCGTTTTCTCCTTCAATAGTTATGCCTTGACTTTGTGCCAAGACTTCTTGAGTTGTTAACCAAAGTTTGTCTAGTTCATCAGAAGGTTGCTTTGCTTCTTCTTGTTCTACACCAAGTCCAAGAATTGAGTCTAAATCATTATAGACTTCTTGGATTCGGTCTTGAATCTGCATAAGTGAATCTTGAGCAGACTTTGATAACATTTTGCCTTTTTCTAAGCGTAAAGAAGTAAGTTCTTTTGCTCTATCAATGAAACTGTCGATTGTGTTAAGAACACTCTTGGCTTCATCTGTGAATCTAAGACCTGATTCAACATTTTTTACATCTTTTTCTTTTTGTTCTTTGACTGATAGCGTGTGAGTTAATTGATTTGCACCAACAAGAACTGGAGATACTTCATAAACAGTTGCAGATTTTATGTACCTGACGTTTGTAGATTGTCCGTCTTTTGTGAACTGACCTTCTTCTGCGTCATCTACTTGAAATCCGAATGACCATTGTTGTAAGTCTCCCATAGCTTTGACAAGTTTATATGCTTCTTGTCCTGCGTCTGTATCTAAGAAAAATTCTCCTTTAGCTACTGCTTTTTCTTCGTCTTGTGTAATTGTAGCTTTACCAATAGGCGACTCCCATTTGTGAGACCAAACCATTGGTACTTCTTTACTCTCTCCCCAAGCTGATTTTAATGAGTTGGGTACAACAACATCTCCGTCTGAATCGACTGTATTGAATACTGAGAATACTGCTTCTACTTTTCCTTCGGCTTCTGTATCTAAAGCAAAATTTACCGACTTAAATTCTTTGTCCATTATTCTTCTTCCTTTTCTATCCACGCTTCATTTTTTTCTGTGGAAGGGTCGTCTGCAATAAAGTGTCCTTTATCATCTCTTGCTCTTACTTTAGTAGATTCTGCTAACTTTTTTTCTTTATATGCTTTATCTATCTTGATAAGCATACCTTGTTCAATAAGCCATTTGATACTTTTTTGTGGCACTTTTTTGTTGTCAACAATTTCGCCCTCAGCAAAATATTTATCTCCGACTGTTATGCCATTTACTACTTCATACATTATGTTATTATCTCCACGCTAAATTCTACGCCTAAATAGTCAATACTGTTTATAGTATATACACCATAATTGCTTGCTTCAACAACTCTAGCAGAAGAAACTACACCACCAAGTGTTGTGTCTCCTTCTATTGCTTGTTTTATACTTGAGCTTCCACTTCCTGCAAGAAACTCATCAAGAGAATCCTGTGATAATTCTGCGTCAACTCTTGAGACATAAAGATAAAGAGGTATTTCGTACATATCTGAGCCACGAGACATTGTAGAATCATAATCTACTGAACTCATTACTCCAACTACGGCAGTTGGTGGCTCTATTGAATCAGGAACATAGGAATAAACACTTAGTCCTGAAATTGTTGCAAGTCTCGTTGAGAGACCTGTTCTTATACTTGATAAACTTGCCATAGGTTTACTATAACAAAAAAGCCACCAATGTAGGTGGCTTAATTGCTTTTGTTAATTTATTAAAGTTCAATACAAGCACTCTCAAGGATTCCATACCAACCTCTATGAACAAAACAAAATTCGCATTCTTCAACATATTGTTCGTGATTTGGAACTTCAAGCAATTCAACTTTTATATCTTTGTAATAATAGTTTGCCATTTCATTATCAAAGTGATGTGCGTCTCCCCAACGGTCTATTAACTCTAAGTTTTGTGTCCACCCTAGACCATTTTCTATCAAATCATAATTTACTGTAAAATTATAATCATAAGCAAAACAATCGTACCAAGTATCTTTTTGTCGGTCTTTTTCTTCCTTCCAAGTAACTTTAAGAATTTGATTCTCAGTTCTTTGTTCTTCTAATTTTTTAATGTCATTAACTAACTTTGTAATTCTTCTGTCTTTCCCTGAAGAATTATCATAGTATTCTTTAACATATTGTGTCTTTGTCATTTCGTCTCCTTTTGTTATTTCATTCATAATCAGAGATTACTACAAATAAAAAACAATGCAAGTCTTTTTGGTGATTTTCACTATTAATGCAGATAGCAGTAGCTTCGGAGTTTAGATGAATGAATGAAACAAAGCTACTGCTTCAATATCTGCTTTGTAACTAGGTACAGGGAATGAAACCTAGCCACAATTTTATAATAACATTAAATGTGTCCTCTGTTACAGTCGTAGCAAAGTTCAGTTTCTCCGTCCATAAGTTTTACTTCATCACAGATTTTGCAGGTATTGTTTTCTTTAATCAAGCTCATTTTCGTCTCCAAACAATTCATCAAAACATTTAGGGTGCGAGCCTGAGATAATCTGTTCCCAACCTGATTTGTCTAAGTATGGAAAATATACTTTGACTTCTTTTCTGATAATATCCCATTGGTATGAGTGCCAATCTTTTCTGATAACTTCTACTGTTCCTTCTTGGCTACAAATTATACATCTTTGTGTTGGCACAGTAACAATGTCATCATCAACGTCTCGATTCATATATTGAGATGTTGTAAACAAGAGCTTCTGTTCTTGTAAGGTTAAGTGTCCTGCACAATGTTTATCTTTAGGACAATTACAATTAGTTATCATTTTTTTTCCCTTTCTAGTAAACCAAGCTCAAGTTTTCTTTTGAGCAATAATCTCTCTGCATATTGTATTTGTTCATTTGATTCTAAATGATTTAATAACTGTTCAAGGTTTTCAAAGATTGTCATTTCTTTAACTCCACATCTTCCTTCTCAAACTCTGCCTTACAATGTATGCACTCAAGAGCAGACCACATCAAGTGCGTGACCTCAAGCTCAAGACTACAATCAGGACAATCAAATTTAAAGGTTGTTCTTTTTTGGTAAATCATTATTTTTCTTTTCCCTCTTTAATATATTTATATCGTTCTGCATAGAATCTAATTTTTTATCTAATTTTTTAATCTCATCATAAATTATTTGTAATGACATTATTCTTCTTCTCCCTCTGATTCTATTGTACGGACTTCAAACTTCCCTACAAGAATCTTCTTCTCAACGTCCTTCCACTTGTCGAATCCTAGCTTGATATTTTTATCAAACAGGTTGGAATACATTTGTTGAGCTTTTGCTTCCGTGTCAGCTTCTACCTCGAAGTCAACTTGGAATGATTCACTAAATTTATATATAGCCATTTGTTTCTCCTTTTTTAATTTCACTCATAGAGAGACCTTAATCGAAGATTCATAGTTTGTCAAATCTTAAATTATATTTCTTTATTTCGTGTTGCATAAGATTTCATACCTGCTAATCTTAGATTATGAATGAAACAAATAAAGGAAATAAAATGGAACCTAAAAGATTAGAAACAAAATTAGAACGTAAAACTACAATTATGAAGAATCACGAATTGATTAAACTTTTTTCTAAAACAAAAAGTTTTGCTGACGTTATTAAAGAACTTAATAAAGCAGAATTATTTTTAGATTTAGATTCAGAAAATAAATTAGTGTCATCAACAGACTGGCAAAAAAGTTGGCATACAGACGATAATCAGACTTTTGAATTTATGTCTCATCACGCAAGTTTTACATTTACACATAAAGACGGTCACACTATTAATTTTGAAGTTTCTTTAAGAAGTAAATTTAAGTTAAGTCAAAAAGGCTCTTATGACAATTTAGATGTTTTATTTGCTAAGAAAATGATTCCATTGTCATTAGATTATAATTCAGATACACTCAAAGCAAATTACAATGGTGGTAGTGTATTTGTTTCAAGTCCTCATTATTACAATGATGAACTTATTAGCAAAGGTCATAATGACTCTATTGAAGGTGGCTTTGCAACAATCATTAAATGTCTAACAAGTGATGAATATTCAAATAAACATATTGGTCTTTATCATCATTTAACAAATAATAGAAACGGAGAAAAATAATGCAAGACCAAATAGCTAGTCATCTAATAGCGATTACAAAAGATGTATTCGGCATAAACTATCAAGACCAGTTTCAACAATTAGGTCAGATGTCTAAATTCATAAAAGAGTTAGACAAAGAGTTTGATGTAAAATATAAAGCCGAATAGTTCACGCTTAATCGAGACTCGGAAGCCCACCGTTCATTCGGTGGGTTTTTCGTTTGAAAAAAATTTTTGTGCTTACCGACTTCTTTAGCCGTTGGGACTTGCCTCACGATAAATTACGTTGCACCGACAGTTGATTGTTTCTTTGGCAGATAGGTTTGGTGCTTTTGGATATTCGGCTCTCTCTCCACCAACAACAAATAATTCGTTCTGCCCTACAACTTGTCCGTCTGCTTGAATGTGTGTGTCTCTTGAATTGTTGAATTGTGTCTGCCACTCTTTGACGGTAATCAATCCTGATTTCTGTACTGCGTCATATTGTCCAAATTGTGCCAACGCACCACCTTCTGTTCTTGCAATCGTAGAAGCTCTACCCATAAACTTTTTCGGTAAGGCGTTCTCGACTTGTCCAGTAATGTACTCATACATTGTGTCTCCACTCAGACCAAGCTCGACTGCTTCGTCAATACTTTTTCTGATTGTTCTGTTCAAGGTTGCCTTTGTGGTTTTAGCTAAGTCAGGTAAAACAGAATCGAGTCTCTGATTAACAAACGCAACTGCTTGTCGGTTGTATCTTGTTCTAGGAATTGGAGACTGGGCAGTCGGAATTATTCCACCACCACGAGTTCGTATTGGATAGAAACCTTCGTTGACTACTTGACTACGATTTTTCTTCCTAGCCTTGTAATCGTACAAGTCCGTGTCCTCGACTTCGGAATATCCTTTAAGAGTTTCAGGTAAGAGAATACCAAACTGGAATAAGTTAAAGTCATACACCTCAGATAAGTACACATCATACAAGTCAACCTTCCAATCGTTTGTTGTGTCATCAATTAACTTATTCAGAATCGGTGATTGTCCATTCAAAATGGAATTTTTGTACGCACGGTTATCTCTCCCTCGCCTCATACTTCTCGTGATTTTCTGATTCTGACTACGCAACAGACCGAAGAAGTAATCCGTGTACCACTTCTCCCAGTTCCGTAACATAGCGTCATAGTTCCGATAGATACCTTGCTTGACTTCTACTGAACTGAGACGATTGTACCTGTACTCTGCTTCCTGTTCTGTTCTGAGCTTATGTCTCCGTACCAGTTCTGACGCAGTACTCTGTTTCTCATCTCTCTTGTTCATAGCTCTTACTAACTTCTCACTCCACGTCCGTCCACTACTGCCACCCCATAGCTTCCACGCTATCCAACCGTTAGTCGCTCTATCAGTTCGTCCTGCTATGTAGTCTCTATGGGCTTGGCTAGTTAAGTCTCCTTCGTGTCTAGGGAAGTACTTAGCTATGTGCCTTACCTTCTCAGGCGAGGCTTTTGTATTGGAGACAAGATAGCGAGCCGTTGCTAATCCAACGCTTGTACCACCTCGACCAAACTTCTTGCGTAGTGCCAGTCCTTGCTCGGCTTGTCTCTTAACTCCTTTAGGTATCGAGAAATTCAGGTCATCGTATTTTCCTTTTTTAAGGTTTCCGTTTACGCCTGTGTCTATCTCTCCGACCATTTCCAACTCCCCTGTATCAGTATCTAAATTAGACTGAAACTGTATCGTAGACGATACACTAGAACTATCCTTACTACTCTCTATCTCTGTATCTACCGTATATGCAGTAGGAGTAGAATTTATTGCGAGGTTTTTATCCTTCAGAGTCATAGGCTTCATTGTTGTCAACTAAACCTTCGTACACTTCGTGTGTTGCACAAGGCATATATATTGTATTACCATTGTCGTCCATACTATGTGTACCTTCACAACCTAACTCTTTAGCTCTTGCTTGAGCTTCTTCTTCTGTTGTATATTGGTCTGTTGCAACAACGCCCTTATCACTACCCTTAAATCTCTCTATCTGTCTGAGTCGTATCTCTGCTAACTCTTTAGTAGGGTAACAACCCATATTGCGACCTGTCTCCTCTGTTATGACACAGTACTCTCCGTCTATCTCCTCAACTACCTTTAATTCAGCAGATTGCATACTTGCAAGGCTTATAGCTTCAGGTACGACATCAGACTGTTCTTCTTGTTGTATTGAAGCAGGTTGATAGTCTTGAAGCATATTGGCAGGAATAGTTACTTTACCTTCAGGAAGTAAATAGACATCTTGCTCAGGTGTAGTAGGTAAGCCAATGCTTTGTCTTGCTTCAGCGATTGTAACCCAACCACCTGTGACTGCTAAGTTCATTCTCTCATAAATCTCATTTGTATCTGTTTGTAAAGCTCTAACGTCTGTGTAATCGTATCTAGCTTCTAAGTTACTTGAGTTAGGGTAATCTACTTTAAGTATCTGATGTGTTATCTCTTGCGACACCATATCCCATAAAGGTATGAGCTTTTGTTCTGTAAAGAACTCTCGCAAGGTCTTAGCATTCGAGTATGTTGCGTATTTCAATCCCACTTCGAGACCTGCGATTATTGACGGCACGCCTAAAACAGAAGATACACGAGACTCGAATGACTCTCTTAAGTCTCCAATCTCTAAGTCTTTAGGACTAAATGCTAACTTCTCTACATTCACGCCACCTGATAGTACTAAAGGTTTACCTTTGTTCTGACCACCAGTCTTACGTTGGAATGCTTTGGAGATAGCTTCTCCTTCTTCTTCTGTTAAGCCATACTCATCTTTTGGTGTAATCATAAAGCTAGGGACACCCATATTAGCGAGGATTGATGTAGCCATTTGTCCTGCACTCTCATCTCCATAAATCTCTCTTAGTAATGTTCTAACTGGCGAGAAACCTTGTCTATGGTTTGAAGGGTCTAGTCCAAGTCTAAAGTGTGCAACCATATCTCTATCAAGCAATACTTTTTCGTTTTTAACTTGGTATTCATAATGCGAGATTAAAGTCTCATCATTACCTTTAACAGTTACATTCTCAGGCATAAGAGGATAAAGTGCGACCAACTGACCTGCTTCATTCTTTTGTTTAAGTAAATAAGCGTCTCCTGATATGTGCATTGATTGTACTAAGTAGTTTTGTACAACATCTCCTGACATATAAGGATTAGGTCTTTTGAAAAGCATTGTGAGTTGATGATTAGGAAGGACATCTAATTCTCCTACTTCGTTTCTTACATAAACTTTAAGTTCTGCTTCTCCGAATGCAGTTCCAAGAACTGATAAGCAAGAAACAACAGCACTATTTGAAGCACCATTACCAAGTCCACCTACATCAAATTGTCCTGCGTTACTTTGATAACCCTGAATGAAGTTAGTGTTGTTATTGTTAATACCTTGTCTAAAAAAATTATATCCTGTACTTCTCTTTGTCTCAGGTGTTTGTCCAAAGAATACTTCTCTGAAACTTCTTCTCTCTACCATTTACTTTTCCTTCTTTGCGAGCATTTGAGTAGTAATGGACGCAACCCTTATCGGCACTACTACTCTATGCTCTTTTATCTTAACTTAATTTACAAAACTTTTATACTTTTGCGTACTTTTGATTCTATTACTGCGTATGCCAAAGAGTCAACTATGTCGTCATGCTCGGCTTCGGGAAACCTTAGCAACTCTGTTTGTACATCAGCAAACCACGTTGAGTTCTTAGGGAAAAATATGTCGCCTGACTCCATACGAGCTATTAATGGATAAGCACGAGAAATCTTATCTCTGTCAGCTTTAAGCGACTTTACAACCAACCCTTCTCTTTTAGCCATTTGAATAAACGCCAACTGGTAACCTGCTCGCTCAATCCCGACATACGCCAAGTCAAACTGTTCCACTTTTCTTTGTAGTAAGGGCAGTAAATCAGGTGCTTCCAATCTTCTTCGGTCAATGTCCAATATGAGAATCTTGCCTTCAGGTGTGATTGCCACCGAAGTAATAACTGTGAAGTCAGCACTTTGCTTAGTTGAAGTTGCAAGGTCAACAGTTGCATATCTACGGCAGTCCTCAAGCCTGCACTCTTTATCCTTATATTTGTAAACAATTTCTGTAAATTCGTTTTTATCATTATCAATTCCTATTCTTTCTTCTATTTTGTAGTGGTCAAACCAATCGGCTTTAAATAAACCACCACTAGCTTCTATAAATTGAGCTTCGTACTCTTGAGCATATAAAAAACTTCCTATTTCTTGTTTTGCCATTTCTAACTCGGCAGGGTCAATAATTGGGTTTGTTATTGTCGGATATGTAAATCTGACCCAGTCATCAAGCATATTTGCTTCTGAATACAATTTCTCAAAAAAGTTATATCCTTTTGGCGTGCTTATAAAAAATGCACTACCTTTTTTTTCTGTTAGGGCAGGTCGGATAACTTCTGCCCAAGTTTGTGGCTTCATAAAGGCACACTCGTCTAAAACAACAAAGTCAAGACCTGCACCTCTTAATTTCATAGGGTCATCTGCTGACCTTACTTGTACTGAGCCACCAGTAGCAGTAACTATTGTTCGTTCTGCTTCTTTTACTTTGATACCATATTCGATACCAATACTTCTTAAATCTGCCCACGCTTCATTAGTCATAGAGTAAGAAGGTGCAATCCACCAAGCTCTCTTGCCTTCCCAAGCGTATTTTAGACAAAGCCAAACGCCTAGTTTAGTTTTACCCCAACGCCTACCTGCTGATAGAACAGTAAACCTTTTCATATTCTTTACAACTTCCATTTGTGCTGAGTGTAAAGGTGGTAACTGAATATCTAAGCCTGATAAGACATCATTATCTAAAGCTGATTGCATATTACTCCTGAGTTTTGTACCAAGTAATAAATGTTTCCAATGCTTTTGATGATATTGGAAGTGAACTATACATCAGTCCCATATCTGTAATCATTGGAATAAATACTACGGCAGGTATTTCAAAATCAACCAACTCCTCAAGAATTGGGTCATCTAAATCTTCATTAATTTCTAATGCGTCAATGTAAAGATTATTAAATTCTATAATCTCAGCAAACGATTGGTTTATATCTTCATTCTCCATTGTCTAATCCTTTTGGCTCTACTATTTCGCCTTCTATAAATTCTTCTTCTTGAGCTTTGTCTAGTAAGTTACCGTCTGCCCAACGCAGTCTAACTTGTTGGTTGTCTTGATTTTCAATGGCAACTGTATCTCTTTTACCAAATAAGTGTGGGTATCTTCGCTCTAAGTACCAAGCGTCTGCTTGCCAAGAGCCACTCTCTCCTGCTTCCTCTATTCTTCTTATCCTACGTTCAATAGCTTTAGCTTCTGCAATCTGTATTTTTTTCCATACTTGGTCGTAAGGTGTTATGCCTTGCTGACCTTTTCTTTTCCATTCGTGAAGTGTTGATGTGCCTATGCCTACTGATTGGCAAGCGAGGTTAACATACATTCCTGTTGCGATTGAATCACAAAGGGCTTGTACTAAGTCGTCATTATGAGCGAGTGTTTCTTTTGGCATTATGCACCCATAATAGCAAAGTCGGTCTCAAAAGAAACCGACCTGTAAGATTTGTTATTAAGAAATTATCTCTCTCCAAGATTTAGTAAATTTCTTCCATTCTTTATATTCATTAGATGTAAATTCATTTCTAAATTCATTCCAATCATTATGATATTCTTTACTATCAAATCCTAATTGTAAAAATCTATGCTCATTATTTTTTAGGATTACTTTGTTACCATTTAGAAAAGCACCTTTTTTAACTTGAACTATTACATAAGCAATTTTATTTTCTTTTTCTAATTCAACATAGTAATAATCTTTTAGTTGTTTTTCCATACCAAGTTGAATTCCTTGACCAAAATCTGTAACATTTAAAAATATTTTTTCTTCGTTGTCAATGTCATCATTGCTTCCGATAAGCAAACCTCTTAAAGCAACAAATTCATTTTTTACTTCTTCTTTTAAATTTAATGTTTCAAATAATTCACAAGTGTTTGTAACTTTGTAACCAAGTTCTTGAAGTTCTTTTAGAACTTTAACTTTGTTGATATTAAATTCTGTGTTGGTCTTTGTTTCATTCATACTTATATTTAACTATAATCTACGATTATATGCAAATTTAGTTAGTATTTCTGCAACTAAAAATCCCAATGTTTATAGGCTTTTATAAATTTTTTTTATTTTTTTTGTAAATTTCTACTTTTTTTTCTCTAATTTGCACACAATACAGTACAAGAAGTAGTTATGGTCAATGAAGTGATGACCCTTCTCCTCGCATATTAAAGTTGGATTCTCCTGCATTTGTTTCTTTCGAATCTCATCTTTACCTAGAGCTTCAAACTTACCAAACCATTTGTTGATTGCGTAAGGCGTGATGTCTATGTTGTTCCAATGCTTCTTGTATGCGAGGATTGAGCCTTTAAGCATATCAGTTGTGACACCAACCTCAGCTAACTCCTTGCAGACTTTAAACCAACCTGACTTCTCCATTTGACTTCTTGGCTCATATCCAAGTTCATCAACAAAGACTCGGTAAAGTGCCTTGCGTTGTTTAAGTACATCTTCATCAATCTTCTTTACTTGTGGCTCGTCCACATATTCTTGTTCTATTGGTTTTAGTTCATTGGTTATAGTTCTATGTATTGTCTCCGATACTACCCTTGTATCGTCAGCAATACTACCCCTAGTATTATCTACAATACTACTAGATGTAGTAATATCATCTGCGACACTAGGTTTGCTTGTAATTAAGAAATACAAGTTAGTTTGCTTAACATTATCCTTGACTCGATTTTGTTTTGTAATAGCACCCAAGTCCAGTAGCTCATTAATGAGCTTGTGTGTATTTGCACGACTAACACCTACTCGCTTTGACAAAGTGGTAACACTAGGAAAACAAGAGTTGTCTTTTCTATCAGCATAAGTCCACAAGATACAATAAAGATTCTTTGCTCTTGGGCTAATGTCTGCGTCTAAAATCCACTCAGGTATTATTGCAAAATAATTATCTGCTTCTATTTTCATTCTTCTCCGTTTCTTTGTTTAGATTATAAGTCTTTGTGAGTCCTATGCGTCTAGGACTCACTTAGACTTGTACGTATCTTAAAAGGGAGATACATTGTCCTCTAGCTCGTCTAATGACTTCGCTACTGGTACACTTGGCTCTTTAAAATCAGGGAGACATTCGATTGGAATATCATCTGACCAACTTGCAAAGGGAAATCCATTGTTTCCACCTGTACATTGTTTGTTCCCACATTTAAAGTTAGGACTCTTGTCTGACTTCTTGTCAGCTCTGTTGTCGTACACCTTAGACGCACAAGCAGGACATTTAAGCTCTACTTGACCAACTGGGCTATGTGACGACACATTTGGTTGGCTTGGTTGCGTTGTAGGTGTACTGACAACAGAATTAGTAGATTGAGCAAACGGATTTAAAACCCAATCTTCTATGTTTTGTGCAAACTTAAATATATCTTCATTAGAAATAAGCGTAGGGTAACCACTACTTGCTAGTTCTATTGCTGACTTGATTGCTACTTGTCGTACAATTAATTTATCTTTATTATCCATTTACTAACTCCTTATAAGAATTTACTCTATCTTCTACCCAAGCGTTATCTTCTCTCCACTTGAGTAATGTTTCTTTAGTCCATACAGGCGTTGCTTTTAACTGATAGTCAGGCTCAGGTAATTTACCTTGAAACTTCCATTGAGCTACTTCTTGACGAGTAACTCCAAGCCATACTCCAATTTCAGCACTACCCATTATCTCTTGCGTCATACTCTCTCCTTTAGATATTCTGCTACGTTTATTTCTTTTTGGTTTTGTAGTTCCTCATACAACTCATCAAGAGCTTCACTAAGACTAGCTTCGCTCTTATGTAAGTGTGGAAAATACTTTAATGATACTTCTTCTACAATCATAAGAATAATTCCTATGCCTGCAAGAATACCAAGCGTCCACATTAGTAACCAATAAAAGTCTAATTCATTCATCATTCTTCTTCTCCGTTCTTTATTGTGTCATACGTTCCTTGTGTTAGTACAAACTTAAACTGTTGGAACTTTTCTCTGTTTAAGTTCGAGACTGCTTTAAGCACGTCCATAGGACTTTGATAGCTCAATACAGGCTCAAGGTTTATCCAACCACTTGCCTTGTACTGCTTACCATAACTTTGCTCAACGACAATATCTACTCGTCCTTGTACAAATCCTCTAAGTGTTATTTCATCTGTCATATCAACTCCCTATGCAATCAAAACAAATAATTTGGTTTTTATCTGTTAATCCATAGTCTGTATAAGTTACATCTGTTTTACATTTGTAACAAGTGTCTATTAATCCCATTCTTATCAACTCCGTTTCATTAATATATATATCTTAATCTCAGATTAATTATATGCAAATCTTTTATTATAATATTTTTAAATTATCCCAACCGTCTTTAGTTACAGTCATAGTTACTACACCCATTGATGTTGAGTAACCTGTTCTTGTTTGGAAATCATCAGAAGGACTCATGGCAGGTACTCCCATAATTGTTCTACCACCCTGCTGAACGGCAGTAAAGTGATGATAGTGACCGTGTACAATCATTCGAGCAACGCCAACTGGGTTGTCTCCTGCTTCGTTTAATCCAAACATTTGACCCTTCCACCAGTTCTCTATCTTCTTTGCAGGCGTTCCACCACCTGCCGTAAGATGTCCGTGAGTGAAACCCATAGCATAACCTTTAACATCTAAGAGTAGGTGTGGAGAATCAGGTACAACAACTTTAATATTCTTGTAACTAGATTCATACGCTAGGTCTCCAACTTGTTCTAGTATCTGCAAGTCAAGGTTATCTAGTTCTTCTGTTGTTAGAGATTGCTTACCACTTCTGTTCTGACCGTGATTAGAAGTTACTCCTGAGAGAATGACTGTATAGTTTTGGTCTGCAAAGTTCTTTACTATCTTCCAAAGTAATCTTCTTGCAACTGTTATTTGGTCTCTAAGATGTAAGTCTGTATTCCAAACTTGGCTTGAGTACCAACCACTCAGATTACAATTTTCGCAAATATCCCCTAATCCTATGACATACACTTCATCAATCTTGTGACCAGTCTTTTGCAATTCTTTAAGTCTCGCATTAGCAGTTGTAAGTGAGTCAAGAACTTTAGAGACAATACCTTCGCTACCTTTTCCGTCTCTCTTACCCATTTGCCAGTCTGCAACATAGTACATAAATGCCGTGTTACCTTTTTTAACTGGTGCAGTCTTTGGCTTATAAGATTTAATCTCAGCAAGAAGCTGACCATAGTCTGTATCTAAGCTAGGTATCTTTTTTCTAATATCTGCTTTGTAGTACCAAGCCTGTTGGGTTTCTCCACCACCCATATTCATATCCCAAGTTCTGACTTGCAGGTTTCCTACTATCTCATATTCCTTTGGGTCGAATCCCCATTCAAGTAAGAGTGTTGCAAACTCAGGCTCTTGTTCTTGTGTACCTCGTGAGACTAATGTACCTTTATTAGACTTAGGGTCATACTCTGCGTGTGGTTGCCAACCAATCGGGTACTTTTCTTTTGCTAATTTCTTGTTAGATTCTTTGTCTTGATAGAGTTCAAGAAACTGATTTAGCTTTACGGATTCTGTTTTTTTCTTCATTAATGCGATTCCTTATTGTCTTGGGTGCGATTCCTGTCCAACCACATTCATCAATTAAGTAATCAACAAGTGGAGTTGTTTCAAGATAGCCTTTGTGTAAGGCACTAAGGACTTCTTCCCATTGTTCAGTCCTTTTTTCAGTCCCATAAAAATAGCCTTTTTTGATTGGCTCTCTTGTATAAGACTCAAGATAATCGTTAAGTGTCATTTGCGTCCTGTCTTTTAACTACTTTAATTATAGATTATGACTAGGACATATTAGGGTATTTGATTAGGATTTGTTCGGGAATAATAATCTTGTTTTATACTTGTATATAATCTAAGATTATGTATAATTTTAATATGAATGAAATAACAAAAATGATTGGAGATAACAATGAGTAAGTACGATTTAATTTGTGAAGATTGCGACCAAAAATATATGTCAATACCAACTAAAAGAGACTATCAAATAGCTTTGTTATATAAAGATACAGTTGTAATGACCGTAAAAACAAAACACGATATTACTTGTATTCCATTAGAAGATTATTAATATAAAAAACTAAACCCACCTGCTTCGGTAGGTGGGTTTTTTTTATGCTTGACTATCCCAAGTCTCTATCAAGGCAAACACAATTTCTTCTAGCTTGTCTAACTCCATAACAACCAAGCCATTAGATGTACCGTCAGGCATAGCAACAAACAGGAATGGTCTTGTATCTCCTATGCTTGTGTTTGTATCTGATTGTTCTTTAGCTTTTAGATACTTTGTCCATAAGGTTTGTACTTGTTTTCCTGCTTTAACTTCTACTCGGACTTCGCCCTTCCAAGATTCCTCATTACCCATTTGGCTTCTGAACTTTGTGTCAGGTATGTTGAGCTTCTTCCTTGCAAGGTTTTGTTTCCTGCGACCTTTGTTCTTATTAGTTAGCCCACGCTTTTGATTGTCTGACCAACCTTCTCTGTTCTTAACAGTCTTTTGTCCCATACCTTGTAACCCTGCGTGCTTCCTTCTCTTATAATCTGAGAACGTTTCATCAGGTTGCCACTCTATCTCACTCATTACAATCCACACATACCTTCACAATCGTCTAATTGTAATGTCATTTGATATTCTTTTGATTTATGTGTAAAGTTTATATCTTTAAGAGGTATCATTGTTCTATGTAAATAATTTACATATCCGTCTTTACCCTTGTTCCTAATTTTTTCATCAAACTCAACTGCAAATTTAAAGTCTCTAGGATAGTTATTTTTCATATCTAACCACTCTGCGTTGCTATGGTAAGGACATACAATACAAGCACTTCTAGGTGGTCTACTAATTTCTTTTGCGTCATAGTAATCTAAACAATCTTGCCTAGTTATTTGGCTTGGAATAAAAGGATAACAATGCACCTGCCATTGATTCTTTGGAGTCTTTGCTCTTTGTTGTTCATCAAAACTTATACCCATAACTA